ACCTACAATCATTGCAACTAAATTATTTAAACGAGTTGAAGATAAAATTATCATTTTTTCTAGCACTTTTTTTAATTCTGTAGTAATATATTCTTGATCATTGATCATGAAGAAACCACCTTTCTTGGTAAATTGTTTGTTGCAAATCAATTTTACACTAGAATTGGTGGTTTTTCATTATTTTAAAGTCGATTTTTTTCTTAAAATGGATTTTGGAAATTATTTGGTTATTAACTGTCCGTAGGTCAGATCTCCCGATAGTCCCGACGATTTCAGTAAAGCCCCTAAAGTACCATTAAATTTCTTCGCCTGTAGTTCTGATAGTCCAAATGATTTTAAGGCATTTTGTGACCAATCATTGATAGTCTTTGCACCCTGTCCGAATGTGGTATCAACCACGTTTTGAACTTCTTGTAAATTACTCGCTAACATAACTGATTGTTTGGCTACTTCTAGAAATCCAACACCCGCAACTAATCCACCTAATGACCCGACGACTGCGGACTTCATTTCTTTTGCGGTGTTACCGACCATTTTCAATTGTCTTTGGAATTGCTTTGTATTATTAGTAGTATTTTTTAGGGTGTTGGAAAAATTATCTTTAAGATTTAATATGGCTGAAATAGTTCTTGCCAAAATTACACCCCCTTATTTACCGCCAAATATAGATTTATATTTGGCGGTTTCTTCCTTGTAATGTTCTCCCCTGGCACAATGCAAAAAGACCCGTTCCAAATAACTTAAATTTGCTAACTGGTCTAATGTATAACCCCTAACTGAATAAAAGGCATACATATTAAATTCTGAATTATGCTCAATTAGTTTTTTATTTCTTCAACTTTTGCATTAATGTTTACTAACTCCATTAATTGCTCCCCTATTTCCATAATGTCTGATAAGTCGAATATAGCTTGAACCGTGTCCAATGGGTCTAATACTTCAAGTTGTGATTGTAGTTCTGTATCTTGGAGCATTGGGCAACAATGATAAATCAATGTTTTAAAAGCTTGTACCATTTCCCCCGTGCCTTTTCCCTCGCCTATTTCGTCGATTACGTCCAGTAAAACATCGTCTTTAGGTTTTATGAATGTCAATGCTCTATCCATAGATGTAACATTAATATCCTTTGCTTTAAATTGCTCTTGCTCTTTCTTAATTTTCTTTTCTAATAGGTCTTTAAAAGTTGCTTTTAACATTGTTTTTTTACTCATGTGTAACCCTCCAAATTTTCATATTATTTAATGAAAATAGGCTCAACTTTTAACGTCAAACCTATTTTTAAGCATAAAAAAAGCACTATTAAATAGTGTCTAATATTTCGTACTTACTGAACTTTAACGGTAATTCTTCTTCAACATTTGCTTTCGCCTCGAATTTTGCTAATGTAAATTCAGTTATTGTAATTCCACTTACTGCAACACGTTCTGACTTGCCCGTGTTTTCATCTGTTAACTTTGTAATCAACTTTATATCGGGCATTATTCCAGTTTTATATGCGTTTGCGATAAGCTTGATTAATGTTGAATCAATCTTATATAACGTAACAGTACCCTCACCATTCCACCCTGTATATTTTGAATGTGTGGAACTGTCCCCACAAAAATTAACATCGTCAAATTTTCCAGTTACTTTTAATTCGATGGCTTTAAGTTGTGCTAATAACTGACCGTTTAACCAGGCTTTCCCCGAATTACCCGTCAATATTTTATTTACAATATCACTCATTCTTTAATTCCTCCTATGCGATTGATACGTCAAAATCAAGGTTCATCATAGACCCCAACACCTTAATGTCAGCCCCTAAAAATGTACTTCTTTTAAATGACATATTTTTTACTTTTGTATCGTCCCATGTTTTGGCCTCGGGTTTTATTGACTCCCATGCTTTACGTTGTTTTGCAATACTTACAAATGATAAATTGTCATATTTATTATCAAGTATTTCAATTTCTGCTAAGTCTCCAAAATATGTGTTGACTGCTGATATAAAAATCATTTGATTATCTAAGTTATTTTTACATGCTCCAACATAATCATTTTTATAAATTTCTCTTATATCGTCTTGAATCATGTTAGTCGCCTCCATGATTTCTATATAACGCATATCCTCAAACTTTCCTTTTGTTTCATCAATAGTAACCAATGAATTGATTGCCGTACCTACTCTAACCTTGTCAAAGTCATTAATTAAAATTAATTCCCCATTATTTAAAGCGGTTTTAACATCTGCAACTGGTTCAACTTCCTTAAGGTTTTTACATATATAATAGGTCATTCCCCTAGTTACATTGCATACACACGCAATTGCTAATAATGATGGTATATAATTAACTCCCACAACCTTACCCCTAATATCCTTAAACGTTACGGTTGGGTTCGTAAAATTATGAATAAATTCATTATCGGGCATAGTTAATTTATAACCTAAAGTCATGTAAGTTCTGCCCTCCGATGCTCTCGTCTTAACCCATGTTGCAATCGCAATATAGTCTTCTTGAGTTCCAACTGTAGACACCCAACCCGTTTTCAATTTATTGCCTATAATTGTTAGTGCCTCGGGCATATGTCCCGCCACATCTATTCTTATGACAACTAATTTTGCGACCCCAAAACCAACAATATCTGATAAGTTGAGAAAATTATCATCGGTATATAAAGCCGTGTCTATGTCCAATTCCTCCTGGTCTAAATATTCTTTATAACTAAAGGTTTTGTCCGTGTCGTCCCTAATAATGAATATCGCCACACCTCGCTCACTTCTTGCAATGAATGACTGCGATAATTGTTTAAAATTAATATCTAATAATGGTAATGTAATATCCATGTAATGCCCTCCTAATATTTAAAATCTGTTTCTAAATCCTCCATAAACTCAATATCCTCACCCAATTCGTTGACTGTTGGTTCTTCATTTTGTGCGGTTATTGATATATCAAAATCGAGCGTTAATACTGTGTCAACTATCTCGGCATTAATGTCATTTATGGGGATATAATACCCGTTAATCCAAATACCCTTAATAAAGGTATTCTCAATTATTTCTTGAACTTGTAAGTTATCAATTTTGTAATTTTTTAAATCTTTGGCAAAAAAATAAACCCTAACTGTTAAGGCTCTAGCCTTAAAATTAGCGTTTATATTTTCTAGATTAATATTATCAAAATCAACTTTTAATCCAGGTCGGTCAAACCCTTCTGATATATCCCCAGGAATCATTGTGGTACTCTCGAAAGGTGTCCCAATAAATGCCCCTCGTATAGCTGAAACTATACTTTTATTAATATCAATTAAAGAAATCATTTTACAGCCCCTTTCCAATAACATCATCAATAAAATTCTCAATGTCATTATAGAACTGGCTTTGAAATTCCTTCTCGGAGTTCTCAAAAATATGGTAGCCTGGTTTAAATCCTTTTACAGTTCCCCCAGGTGTAACAATCCTATGACCCTTTTCTATAAGGTGGGCATGTGACTGATTAGAGTAAACCCGAATTGATGTACCGCCGTTCCCCTGATAAATATACGCCCTACCCTTTTTTATGGATTTAAAATAATTTCCTGTTTTCTTTTTCACTTTAGCCCTGGCATTTTTCACCGTGACTTTTCTTAATTGTGTTCCTTCTTTACGAATAAACTTCATTGTTTCACGGGGCATTTTATTACTTGCCATGTCTACAAGCTTTTTTTCATACTGGGTCAACTCTTTAAAATCAAAAATATCATCACTCATTTTTAAATTCACCTACAATCAAAGTGGCTGATATCTCAACCGAATCATTATATTTATAGTTCGGATTAAAATATTCAATATCATATCTTTGGTTCTGATATACAAAAAACATATCATTTTTAAGATTATCAATTGAATTACTTCTAATGGTTATTTTATGGCTTGTAATTGCTTGAGTTGTATTTCCTTGCTCTTGTTCATTACGTCCACCCTGGGGCAGTATTTCAGCAAATACGGGGTACTTAATAACATCATATTCAAATAAATCTTCCCCCAACTCATTTAATTTAATTGTCTTCCCATAAAGTGCCAGCTTGTTTTTTAATCTGCTTGTTAATCCTTGCATATAACCCCCTATAATAAATTAATACTGTACATATCAAGTATTGTTTTAATAACTGGGTTTACATCTTTTTTACTGACTGTAAATTGTCTATTATCGTACATTTCAGCACATAAACATAAAATCACGACTGGTATATCTTCGTAAAGGTCTAATTGCTCTATACTTAAACCAGTATAACTTTTAACAAATACTTTACTGGCAGTCAAAAGAATATTTATTAAATTATCTTCGTCCGATGTTCTGATATATTCGCTAACTTCTGCAATTGTAATCTCACTATATTTCATTTAATCACCCTATAAAAATAAGGGGCATACGCCCCCTAGATTATTTTATTTTTAATGCTACTAACTTTTGTGGCTCAACGATTTTTGAATCAATTTCGATATATCCAACACAACCAACCGCATGTTGAGTTGCAAACTTTTCATTTAATATTTGTAACTCAACATTTTTAGTTAACTTTGTATAAAGTCCGCTCATATCTCCATAGAATATAACCTTTTTACCTGTTAATGCTACATTACATGATTCAGTAATATAGACTGGTTTTCCTAGTAATGACCAACCAAAAGCCGTTGTAATATCTTTATTTAAAAGATATTCTCCAGTTGTATCTTTCAACTTTCTAAGGGATTTTAAAGTTGTTTTGTGCATTATCCAAACCGCCCCATTTTGATATATTTCGGGTACTTCCATTTGTACGTCGATTATATCGTCGGCTGATATTGTAGCACCCGCCGTTGTAAGTACATTTCCGCAAGATTCAAGACCGTTCATTTTTGCAGTCCCAGTAATCAGCTCTTTTTCAATGAATATTGAAATTGCATATGCAACCCTATTTACTATGAAACCTAAAAGGTCAAAGTCTTGTCTATTTACTAATGACTTTGAAACTTTAGCTAAACAACCAACAATATAATTTGTCAATTTAACTGTAGTAAACTTACCAGTTGCCTCGTTAAGTTCTCTTAAATCTTCAACATAGTCAGCTATAATTGACGATGTTGCCTCGTCGTAAACTGGGAAAACTAAATCACCATTGATATTATAGATTGTTGTTAACGCATATATTGGGCTTAATTCCTTAACCTTAAGGATTATTTTATTTGCAATTGTTTGTGGAATTATTCCGCCATTGCTCCCAATGTCTAATGCTCTTTGTTCACCTTGCAAGTATTTCAAGAAATTTGTTTCTTCAATTGATCGAGTTTCTTCAACTTCCTTTTTCTTACCTGGAGTCATTATATAGGCTCTTGTTTCTTCTTCTGCTTTTAAGGTTTCATCAATCGCCGCCACTTCATTTTTAATCACATTGAATCTTTCAATTTCTTCCGTGTTCAATGCTCTTGTTTCTGTATCTGCTTTTGAAACTAATGTTTCCATTTCCTCAATTAATTCATTTCTTTTCTCTAATAATGGCGGTAACGCTCTTGTTTCTAAAGTTCTTTTAATTTCAACTGTTTTCATTTGTATATTTCCCCTTTACATCTTTAATTTAATTTTTAATTTTTTTATAATTGGGTATAAAAAAAGCAACTCATTAGTTGAATTGCTTTACTTTTAACATTTCCATATGAAATTTTGAATTATCATAAGTTCTTGATTCCCCCATGTGACCAGGTGCAACGTGTTTCTCACAATCTGTATTACAACACTTATCGCAACAATTAACATTGTCACATTCCTTCGCCTGGCTCATATCCTCCACGATTGCGTGGAAATCATCGCCCCTAGTTTCTGTTAGTACCTCTTTGTTATCTCTCGATTCGATACTTGTACCATTATAAGCGGGTGTTTTATCCAATATTGATACTTCTAATAAGTCCATATCTTCAATAAATCTTCGCTGATACGGTTCGGCGTTTTGCCAATCGTCTTTATTAGAATAAAAACCAAATGACCAACCCTTTAACTGGTTATCTTTTGCTTTCTGAACGACTTCGGGGTCGTCTACTGTACATATTGCACGTAACCCAATTGAATCCTCGAATAACTGTAAATTTCCATTTACAATTGAGCCTAGTTCTCTTTTTTCATCATGGTTAAATAAAAGTTTTACGTCTTGAGCCCTGTTTAATGCTCTTTGAAAAACTCCTTCTTTCACTTGCTCCACAAAAAGCCCCTGGGGACTTAATAACGGCTTGGAATCTCTGCATACTGCATTAACATATCCGTCCAATATGGCTTGATTATTTCTTATTTCAATTCTCATTTACTACCTCACCCCCTTTCATATCTTTAATATCTGCGATTTGATTAGTGTTAGGCGTGTATATTTGCTTATTGATTGGGTCATATAATACATCTTGTAAGCCTAACTTAATGAAATCTAAGCCCAATGGCTCTAAATCCTCAATGTATCTGACTTCATCAATTTGCATTATTCCTTGTTTAACCGCCATTCCGTACGCCGTCATTCGTTTCACAATATCGCCTTTTAATAACTCTTTAGTATCAAATTTAAAATAAAAATACGCCCTTTCATTGCTAGAAAGTAGCGTATTATTCAAGACTGTTTCAAATTGTGTAAGCGTAGGTAATATAGTCAGCTTAATAAATGCCTGGTACTGTTCTTCGGTACATGTTCCATTTAGTATATTTTCAGGAATATTGAACATCTTGCAGACCTCAACCGAATTTGTTTTCTTATTCTCATTCAATTGCAATTCAACCGATGTATTTGCTGATTCCTGGAACTGTAACCCATTATTTAAAACGACACAATTAGAATTATTATTTCTATACATATCGTTCCATTGGGCTTTTAACTCCTTGATTGCGGGTTCTGATAGTTTATTTTCTGACTTAATGAATCCTTTTTTGTTTCCACCACTTGCAACCAATAAACCTTCATACCTTAAGGAATTAAATATAACTTTTAAAGCCTCATAATTCTCGTCAAGGATTCCAACACCTTCTACCCCATTCATCGACCTTCTAAGCAATTTCATGTACTGGTATGTTTCGTATGTTTCACCATTTACAATTATTTTCGATTGCTTAAATATTGGGTCTGAATTATTAATGACTGATACATTTACATTTTTAACATAATGTAAACTAGAAACTTTACTCAATCGCCTGTTAATGTATGCGTAACCCTCACCAAATAAAAGAAAGTCATTAACTAGGGCTTGTTTAAATTGAAATCCGTCTAGGGTGTCCCCTGTGGTGTCATTCAATAAGTTAACCCTATAATCTTCAATGGGTGTTACTTTCCCGCCCTCGCTCTTATATAGCTTAACGGGTAGACTTGCGATTGTACCGCTTATCAGATTTACACTCCCACTAACCGATGGTATGTTTAAGAATCTTTCTTTTGAAACTTCTTGAGCGGACAACTCGGCGACCAATTGGTCAAGGGTTACACCGTCCCCCGTATCACTTGAAAATAGTTCTCTAAATGATTTAAATAAATTAATATTAATCACCCCCTTTCTATACAGTTTGAATTACAAACCCGCCACTATCATTGAAAATAACGTCTTGTTGCATAAGGTAAACCGCATTAATTAAGCTGACTACCATATCAACCTTACCGTTACTTTTCTTTTTATTGACGTATTTATTTAAGTTTGTATCTTCTGTAACTCTTGCATTTTGAAAATTTATTTCAAGTAATAGATTTTCTTTATATTTGAATCTATTACTTTCAACACATTCTTTTATTAGCTTGGTTGGTGGGTGTAATACGCTTGAATGTTGTCGAACTTCAACAACTTTTAAACCCTCATTCTTTAGCTTTTGGGCGGTGCTTAAACAATTATATCGGTCATAACCTACACCCACTACATTGACTTGGAATGTACTTTCTATATTTAATATGTATTCCTCAATGACCCCATAATCAACGGTCATATCTCCACAAGCAATTGCTTTCATTTCCTTAACAAAAGCATGATAGTCAATCTTTTCAAACTTGGTTTTTTCCTCAATTCTATCCTCGGGAATAAATGCGGTTGCCTCCGCTAAAATGTTTCCATCTTCTTCGGCTACCATTCCCACGGAACAATTATCATTAGTCATTGCTAAATCTAGCCCAAGCCATACGTCCCGCCCTGTCCAATCAATGTTATCTGTTCGACCTTCACGTAACTTATTAACATCAATAAATGATTCAGTCCCGACCCCTTGATATACAATATTGCAATGCTTGGTGATGAAATTTTCTCTTTTGCTTGGTACTTCGATAGCTACATTTCTTTTCTTTTTCAAGTCCTCCATAATCTCGGGGACTTCCAACGCTAACGGGTTGCCATGCTCCAGGATTTCATCATTTGTTGACCACTTGATTTTATCGTCGGGTTCATATAACATGGCAAAAATCGAATCGTCTTCGACTAGCCCGTCCAATACCTTCATGCAATAGCCCACTTCGTCCTCAAAGGGGGTATCGACTGTTGGATATTTAGTAGAAATAATACAACCTAACTTATTTAATATGGTTAATTGTCCCGACCTCATAGCCTCAATTGCGTATGGGTTTGGCAATGCTCCAACTTCATCAACCAAAAAGACTGACGGTAATTTTCCGTCGAGTCTTGAGTTAGAATAATTAAGCGGAACGTATTTATTATCAGTAATCTTGCAATAAATATCGTCCCGCCTAATTTTAAATTTATTTTCTAGTAAAGGGCTTGACCCAATTATTTCTTGGATTGCCTCTTTTACTTCTCTTGAAAGTGACCCATCGGGTGCTACACTATAGAACTTTGAGTATTTAGGTTCTAGCAAAAATAATAATATAAATATCAGACCAACTAAAAAGGTTTTGCCATTCTTACGACATATTTCTAATACTGCGGTTTCATAACGTCGCCTTTCCAGGTTGTCCCGATATACCACACAAAGCACCGCAACTATAAAAAATAATTGAAACGCTGCAATGCAATCATAAATACTTTTTCCCGCTTTTAATCCCTTTGGCATGATTAACAAATCAAGTAAATCGTCAATCATTTCAACCTTTTCATCGTCAATAATATACTTTTCGCTTTTACCTTCCGCCATCATTTTGAACTGGCTACATTGCAAAATAACATATTTCGGGGCTTTGATTCTTCCCGCTAGTATATCCAAACAATATATATAACTAGGGTGTTTTAAAATCTTCATGAGTTACGCCGTCCCGCTAATACTTTTAATAGTGGGTCACTATTCTGCTTTTGAGTTTCAATATTAATGTTGCCTAACTTTGCCCGAGCCTGTGGGCTTAAACTCAACTCATTACAACATCGGTATAAATCATCGGTATACTTTTTCTTTGCTCCAATGACGTTACTGTCAAAGGCGTTTTGTATATCCTCATTAATCATGGTTTCAATTTCTTGTAACCTATCAATGGCAATGCTTACGGTTGTTAAGATATAAATATCTAAATTCCCCAATATACCCGCTGATTCCAATTCACTTACAATATACTTAAATATTTTCTTTTGTCTTGAATTTAAATAGGAAGGCGGTTTTAATTTGTCCGCCTTCCCTTTTAATTTTTGTTCATGTTTCTGTCTTGCTTTGAGTTCTTCCTGTGTTAAATTCTTACTCATAACTACAACGCTTTTGCACGGTCTAGCCATACTACCCCGCCCTCCTTTCTTTTTTAATTTTAAACTAATTTTGGGCATAAAAAAATTTGACAAATATTATAGTAATGATAAAATTAAATTATGGGTAAGCATAAAAAACCCAAACGTAAATATGATGTAAATATAATACTCAATATAGTTCTTACTATATTAAATATTATACTTACTATAATTAAGTAGTATTTTCATTAATATTTACAATAGGCATGTAGGAATTATAGGTCTACAAGTTTTTAGACAGCCAAAGATACTATTAAATAATAGTATCTTTTTTATGTCATTAATTAATTTTAAAAATTCATTTAGGGAAAATTATGTATTTAGTTGGGGGCTGTTGGTATCCGCTCCCTCAATAAAAAATCCCCCAAAATAGGGGGGGATATAATTAATTATTGAAAGTTTTACCATCATTTGTTTCTATGAATTTAATAAATATATCGGCTACCTTATCTATTTCATTATAGTCCAAAGTATCTGGCGTATCAGTTTCTTTATGAACATAAGATTTTAAATTTTCTTGACCTATATAGATATTTGGAATACCTTGAGCTTCAAAACTTCTTTCATCACCATTAATTCCAGTTAAGTGGGCGTCTGAAAAACTCATATTATTATCTTTAAAAGTATTTTTTATTGCTGATGTCAACTTATCAGATATTTTACTTTTATTGTTTAACGATATTTTTCCTGCTTGCTTTCCTCCTATGGAATCTATGTTTATATTATATATGCTTGAATATTTGCCCTTTATATCCTTAACAAAATGCTTGCTCCCCTCTGAACCAATCTCCTCGCCATTAAAAGCCGCAATAATTATATCCATATTAAAAGTTTTATTTTTAGATTCATTATTTAAAGTATTAGCTATTCTTATTAATGCCGAAACGCCCGAAGCATTGTCTAACGCTCCTCGAATTATCTGTCCATCTTTATATCCAAGATGGTCAAAGTGCGCTGATATTACCACTGCTTTTGTACTATCACTACCTTTTATAAATCCTATTATATTATCAACTTGCTTTTCTTCTCTATTATCAGCACCACTATTCATTTTAAATGTTTTTAATACCTCTTGTGTATAACTTTCATAATAAGAGTTTTGAAATAATGGATCTAATTGTAGTTTTTTATACATTTCTGAAATATAGTCTTCTGCTTTTTTATTCCCTTCTGACCCGACTAATCGTCCTCCGAAGTCATCACTACATAAAGTATTTACAATTTCTTCGGTGCTTGGTATTTCTATTTTGGCATTTTGTTCAACTACATCATTATTCTGTTTAGTATCTTCAACTTGTCTTGTATTAAGATTTTTTGTACACCCAGTAAAACATCCTAACAATATTACAACTATACTTAATTTAAATGCATATTTAATAATAATCACCTTCTAAAATTTAAATTAAAAAAAACAAAGTATAATAACTTTGTTTTCTATAAGATCGATGAAAAAGTACTATTCCATTAAAAATAACGTACTCAAAACTTGTATTGCTACATCATAATTTTTTAAACTGACTTTTTCATCGATCTTGTTTCTCATGAAATTTAAAAATCAAGTTTTATTGTAATACACATGTTGAAGAGCTTATCCAACCATAAGAACTACCCCACTCAATTTTATACCAACCATTACTACTTTGATAAGCATAAGGCGTATCGTCTCCATAAGCAAGAGTTCCTATTATACTGTACCCAGTTCCAGGTCCAGACCTAATATTAGCTCCTGACTTTGCAGTTACTACTACTGAACCTTGTGATCTTGGTGTGATTACTGCGTTACTATTAACCGTTTTATCAGTAGTAGTTATAGTTTTTGCACTAGCTGGTGTACTAAAGAATCCGCTAGTTGTTCCAAAAATAGTTGCTGATAAAAGTAATAAACTTAATACTCGTTTACTTTTCATAACCTTCTCATCTCCCATAATGCTTTTAGTTTTTTGTAAAGTACCTTACACTCTTATTAAATCACTTTTGTAAATATTTGTAAATACACTTTGTATATTATTTATATATTGTTTACATGTTATTAACATTTATTATAAAATTTATATATTGATCCCATCCCTATATATTTCTAATAATGTTTGATATTCCCGTGTCCTATGATAACCACACGTCTTATGCTCATAACAATAACCTCGATATATGCAGTCGGGTACACACGAATTATATAACTCATATTCTATACTTTGTATTGAGTATAATAATTCTTGCCATGCCTCACGAGTTTCTGGACTTGCTTGATTACATAATCTTTTACGGCTTATAGTTATTAATGATTGTGCATTACTTAATATTTCATGCTCTACCTTTGCCCCTTGCTCTATATCGTCCCTATCAAGCCCCGTCCTGTCTGTTCGTTGGGTTCTGACATAATGTTCAATGCCTGTCTTACGTCTGCATATGTGGACTGATACCCAATACTTAAGGTCATACCATTTAGCCTTAATAAATAACTGTCTAATTGGTGAATGTTCTGCGAGTAACATTCTTCTTTTCCAATTACTTGATGGCTCTTTTTGTCCTTGCTCCATATGGATTGTAGTACGTGCTGAATTAACAACATCTTTCCAACTTCCACGGACACCTAGAAACTTAACTTTCATTCGCAATACTCCTTAATATTTCCTTTGGTATTTCTCCCCTGTCTGCTCTCTTATGATGATACACACATAAGGATATTAGATTACTTGCCTCAAGCCTTAACTCATATGAATCGACTATCGGCTCTATGTGATGTACTTCAATTCGTGGGTTATTATATATCTTTCCAAATGTATCATATAAATTTCTAATACATAACTGACATAATCCCTTATCTCTTATTAGTACGTCATTTCTTTTATTTCTCCATTTCCTAGACCTTCTGAACTTATTAGAAAGGCTATCACTATTTTTAATAATGATAGCCTTACAAATATAATTATGTTCGTGGACTCTGCCACACTTTGAGCAACTTTTTAACACTCTTGTCACCTCACAATATTTTTAAGTTTTATTACTATGTCACTATGTGTATACACTACTCGTTCTATATGCTCCAGTTACTTTAGTTAGTTTGATATATTAACGTTTATTTTTAACTATATATTGTGCAAAATATAATTTTTTTTATATACTAACTTATACATAACTTAATCAAGTAAAACTTTCCTATACTTTTTCATAAGTGCAACAACTCATATATTGTATTAAGATGTGTTGCTCCTGGACTATCTAAAGATAAGCCCATATAAGTTCCCGAGTAAAAAGAAGTAAAAACAATTGCTTTATCGAAAGGAGGTGTAAAACAAACGAAAAACCTCGGGAACTTATATCGAATTATCTAAGATTATTGGGCGAATGTTCCGCCCCTTGCTCTCTTGCTATAATACTATAATACCACCTTTGAACCCTTAAAAACTGGCTACTTAATAACATAAAAGTAGCATAAAAATAACATAAAAATATCTAAAAAGTATCATTTATTGATTCATTGGGATATATAAGGTCTGTTAATGTATTTATTATCTTATTTTTAATTCTGTGACACGTTGTATTGTCTAGGCTTAAAGTCAGTCCTATTTCAACCCATGAAGTTTTTTCCTTTTGTAAGTATCTCAATTCAACCATTTTGTATTCTTCTTCTTTTAAACTACATAAGGCGTTATGTACTAACTTTTTTAATGTAATTGTATTATTTTTCATTTGCCTTAATTTTTGTATTTCTTCCGCCTGGTGTTCTTCTCTCTTAATGACTTCATTCTCAACTGAACTACTAAAGGCATTAGTCGGGAATTTCTGTTCATAACTTACCCCCGCAATTGATACATCATTTAACAATCTTTCTATATGTAAATCTATATTTTCTATTTTCAAATCAATATTTCTATAATTATAAAGTGTTCTTTCTGTTTTTTTAAATGTGTTATTTTTCATTAGTATACCCCTTTTTCTTAAAATCGGGCTTTTCGATAGACACGAATCAGCCCTGTTATATCAATGCTTTGAACCTATTTTAAAAAATTTTTGTCTATTATATATTACTGTATTTCTTTTATTTATATTAATATACTCCGTCTAACTAAATAACTAAAGAAATCCTTTTACGTTAGACACGATAGACAACAACGGCTGAACCCTTACGGGGTGGGCGTTTCCTTTGTCTATTCATAGTTAGACAAAGTCTATCCACTATTTTTGTATAAATACTTGAACCCTGTCGCCTGGTTTCTGTCCTTTTATCTCCATAAGCTTTGAAACTCTTATTTGTCTTGTTCCGAATCCATGCTCTAAAACTTCTCTAGTAAACTTAGTTTTATTAACTGGTTTCATTCCGCTATTATGACACCAAATAACATATTTAGAATATGTATCTTGAACGGGTTCATTTACTATTTTTACTTCTTCGATGAATGTTAATATCGGGTTGTTTATTTTCTCATATTCTGCTAACTCTTTTTTAACGCTTTCAACTTGTGTAAATTCATAACCCTTCAATACTCTTTTAAGTCCGTTAACTCCTAACAATAATAAGTATTCCAATGACTCATTGGTCATTAGCTTATCTTTAATATATGGGTCATAATCCTTATCCTTAGAACTGAATCGAGCGTTAAAAGGTACAATTATTAATCTACGGCTTAACCCGTTTGATGTGTCATTTACTCTAGGTATTTCATTAGCTGAAAATATTAGCTTTCCAAAATTCCTAATTTCAAAGGGGTCTTTTCCTTTTCTTTCAACTAATAGAGTTTCACCAGTTACAAGCTTTTTGAATTTTGCATTATCGGGCATATATGAACTTGAAATATCGTCCCCTATGTTTGCAAGCTTTCCAACTATTTCAGCCGTTTTAAATCTTCCTTCTATTTCTTCCATACCCACGGCACTTACGTTATTAGCCCCTAACATACCTTTTATCATATCAAGTAATGTACTCTTACCATTTGAACCACGACCCGTTAAAATGAAGCATTTCCCCATTTCTGGACGACGATACAATGTATAACCCGCCATTTCTTCAAGTAATAATCTCAATTCCTTATCATTACATGATATTTTATTTAATACCTGGTCAACTGCGGGACTGGTTGCCCCTGGATTATAATTAATTGGTAATTTATTAACTGCCACATAATCGGGTGTAAATGGTTCTAGTTCCAGGGTATTAATATCTAGTAATCCATTATTTACGAGAATCTTATCGGGTTCGCTTAATCTAACATCTTCAGCAATGATATTTAAGTATGTAATTATCTCTGACCTTTTAGCCCTGTTAAGGTTTGGAATATGTGTTATAGTTAGCTTTTCAAGCCCTAAAGGATTATTTATATAAACACCATTATTATAATAATGTAACTCATTATTTATTTTTATAATGTGGTATTCTCTTTGTAAGAATATAGCGAATAAATCATGTGACCACTTTCCCGATTCATCAAAGAAAGATTCCTTTGTAAATGATTCATCACGCAATATTGTGTTTAATTCAGAATCTTTTAATTTATCTTTTAAGATGTATTCATTAACAATATTCAAAGTTTCTCTTATCTCTTGTTTACTAAATCCAAATCGTTGTAATAAAAGAATGTAATTAAATAGAGTTTGGTTTCTTCCGTCCCCTTCCTCCAGGTTGTTAAAATCGGGACATTTAGTAATGACATTCAACCATATCGGCATTTTATCAACTGTTCCTGTGGTTGTCATGGGTCTTATTTGCCCTTTAATCTTTAATGGTATAACGGCACTCTTTGACCCTAATTTAACATCAGTTATAATTCCTATTGCAGAATACTGGTGAACACTATTTCTTACAACTCCATCATTTTTAAAATAGAAGTGAACTCCCCTAGTTGTTTTAATGGTTGTACAATTTATATTCTTATCTTTTATAATTTTCAATAAAATATCTGATTCTTCTTTAGTATCAATATCTATTAAAATATAATCATCAGATAACACACCGCCATATTCCTCCAGGTCTTGCACTTCCTCCAATGTTCTAAATTCGGTACGCCCTTTTATACTTTCAATAGGTCTTTTACCCTTCATTCCTACATATCCCTTAAACATTTGTTTTACACTCCTTTTAATACTTATGAATTACTGGCAATTCTTTTAATAAATCCAGTCTTAATTGAGTTTCAATAATCCACTCTTTTTTTATTTCCTTCGCTTTATCTCTCAAGGCTTTTCGGCTATTTGATATATAGTAATAATCATTCCACCGTGCAACCCCGTCATTTTCTAGCCCGTCCAATTTTAGATAACTGTTGAAAGGTTCAATTTTCAATATAGCTTGTTTCCTATCGTGATATAATCCGTAAATTGGATTTACCATACGTTACCCGCCAACCTTTCAAGCTTTTGAATTTTAATTTCATTAATTAAAGTCATATTAAACATAGTTCTTATTGTATTTATTGCTCTTTCAACATTTATTATTTGTGTTTCAACTGTGTGATTATCCCCAATTAGTGACCGTGGTATCGCTTGGACTAATTTTGACAATTCAATAATTAAATACATCTTATCTGAATTTAAACCACCTTCTACAACTTCAAATATGACGGGGTCAACTTGATACATTTTTCTTAATTGACACATCATTATTTCAACATCGGCAATTTCTTCTTCAACATTGGTAACATCATTTTGAACTGATAACATCATTGATTCGATTAACTCCCCTAGTTCCTCAATAGCTTTTATTTTTTGGTGTTCTGCTCCATATGTGTATATGGCTTTTTGACAAACTGAATGAATGTTATTGCCATCTTTCAACCAAAATTCTTCTTTCTTTGCCATTTAATTAATCTCCTTTATAATCGCTTATTCTTTTATTTGCCATTTCTATATACCACTTCTTATTTAATGCCCTGGGGGTTAATGCTCCATTTATATCTTCATTTAATATGAAACACTTATCGGGTGTATTTGCTATTTTAAATGGGTTGCATTGCTTCAACTTAAATATGCTTTTATCACTTCTTTTTCTTGAAGCAAATACCCTAAAAACTTTACCGCTCAAAACTTGATCGTTGTGCATTGCATATGCAAACTTTGAAGTTATTTTTACAATCTTCTGAAATTCCTTAAGTTCATCACAATTATTAATTGTGTCCTCAACTGGTGTATTATTTATAAAATATTCTTTTACTGCTTTGTTCACTATTGGTAAATCATAGTCAAGGGGGTTCAACTCTTTGACATATGCCCCCTTAGACTTGACCTTTCCACTATTGAGAACAACCATGTAATTATTAACGTCCTTTTGAATGACCTTTTTAATTTCGTCATGCTCTAACGTCATGCGGGTTCTAGTTTCCCACTCCTTGCAAATTTCCATGTATAAAGGAATATCCTTTTTACTTTTCAGCTTGAACATAACCCCGTCTGTATTACTTTGGATTAGTTTGAAATGTTGTTCTAAATGCTCTATTAAATCCAATAATAAAAGTTGTCCATTTATACAAACGTTGTTGGCTTGTAATGGGTCATATAATGGGTTGTATTTGTCTTTGCTTGCTCCATATGTACTATTAAGAACAATCTTATATGGTAGTTGTAATGGATTCTTTTCAGCTTTAAAAACTAGCCTCATATCCCTTATCTTTTTATAGTCTTTTGGATTCTGTACATTCCTACTTAAAAAGCCGTATTCAATCATTAAGGCGGGGTAATAACTTCCAACATCGGAATTTATAAAGATTCCTTCACCAATATAATTTTTAATTGCTCCATGAAGTCCCCCCCATGCAAATATATGTGGAACATTTGCAACATCTATTTTTAAACTTTTTTCATAATCCAGGTTGTTTTTATCTTGATACCATTTGACTATGTGGCGATACTTTTTAACCTTTAATGTATCAACTATCTTTACATTAAATTCGTCATTACGGGGCTTGTGACTAGCTTTTAAAATCATTGCTGACAATTGAGCTTTTGTTTTACTTACATTCTCAAAAGGCAATTCAAAGGCTTTTATTAATGACATTGTGCTTTCAAATTCTTCATAAGTATTTAGAAATACTTCCATTGTCTGCTCAACGTCATGGTTACAATAAAAAGCAACTTCCTTTAGTTCCTGGGCGGTCAACTTACGGTCAATTGTAAAATCGACCGTTGTTTCCCTAATGTCATTACCCATGAAGCCCTCAAGTTGCTTCAAAGAATATAAGGGGTTAATCATGCAATCATAACTATAAAATTTCAATCTATTAAATAGATTACTAAATTTATATCCAGGCTCTTTTTTTACGATTATAAAGTCATTAATTTCTTTCGGGTCAAAGTCCAATAAAAGACCTTTTAAAATATACTGGTCATAATGCTTTGAGTTGTACCCGCACCATATATTTTCACGGTTCAATTCAAACAGGTCTTTTAATGCTCCTGGGTCATTTATTATAGTGTGAGTTTTTTCGGTGTCGGTGTCTTTTACTACGACCAACCAATCAAACTTGAATACTTCAAAGTCATAAAATAACATGATTAGCCCTCCATTTAATTACTCAATAATTTCTTTTATGTGTACATCTCCAAACCCTTTATTGTTTACCGTGTATTGGACTTTGTACTCTAAGCCTATATCGTTTATTTCTGTTAATACATCACTTAAATAGTCTTGTAATTCATCGTCATTATTAAGGTCGCCGCTTTCTAATTCAGAACCTAATGACGTTATATAATTAAATGCTTGGTCAATTTGCCATTGCTCATTCATAACCAACGTTTTAAATAATAAAGACCCTTTAAATTCTCCCTCTGTTATCTTGAACCATACGGAAATTTTATCCGCTCCGCCTTTAGTTACTCCTAATTCAATTTTTTCAACTTTAGCGGTATACATTCCCTCCGTAACTTCTTTGTAATTGCTCCCGTTTTCTTTGGCTCTTTCAATAGCGTTGTTTATTTCCTCTTGGTTAATTCCATTTTTAAATTTATCAAATATACTCATTTTTATTATTCCTCACTTCTATTAATTATTTTTATTTTTATTTAAAAGGGCATATCTTCCTCTTTTATAGTTCATTTATCTTCTGTGGGTTTTTTTGTTCTATCTCTTTTAACTCTTTTAATTGGTTGGGGTTCTTCTACTGGGGATTTCAATTGCTCGGGTGTCGCTTCATCAAATGGAATCGGCTCACCTTTTTCAACTTTGATGTTATTATTTTCATCAAGTAAAATTTCTTGAACTACTTCATTTACTGGCGGTTCTTCTTTTTTCTTTCTTCTTTCCTTTTTGGGTTCTTCCTTGACCTCATTACCAGTATCTTTTCCGCTTGTTCTAGTTCGTTTTACTCTGCCATTAACTGCCTTTTCAATTTCTTCATTTTTAACCATTTCGTCGGCTTGTTGCATTTCTTCATCGCTTTTAAAATCACCAATTTCATAATAATTTCTGATTTTTTCATCGACATATTTTAAGTCATTATCAATAGCAAAGGTTGGGAACATACCCATTGGACTTTTTACTGTATCATTTCCACCATTTTGAGTTATAAAGAAATACTTTCCGTCTGAAACATGAGTTTTTAAAACTGTTGTGAACATACCCTCAATTGTGATTTTTTCGTCTAGCATTTTACCAATGGTTTTTATTTTTTGCCTTCCATCTTCTTTTACTTCTATATGTGATAAGAAATAGACCGTTACGTCATCGGGTAATTCGTCCGCCAGTTCAATCAATTGAAAGTAATCGGATTGAATATCATTGTATTTATCCCAGCCCGATTCTTTAAGCCGATGCATATATTGAAATGACATAATGTATTGTCCATCATCAATAACAACTATTTTTTTATTTGATTCTCTAATGAATTGGGCTATCTTTCTTATGTCTGTAGTTCCTGTTAATGAATCAAACTTTCCTTTGAATGGTAGGGGCTTTTTAGCGGGGTTAATGTAACATATTTCCCCAGGCTTAAAGTTTCTCAATGACGTTGACTTCCCTGTCCCCGATTCACCTAAAATTAATGTTTTTACTGCCATATTTAATTATCTCCTTTTCAATTCAATTCTGATAAATTCTATCAAAGTAGTCATATTTAAAAATGTGTTTATACTGAATTTCTTAATGTCGGTATTAACTCATATTATTTTATATCTTTTATTAATGCTCTCATGTCTGTTTTAAACTGTTCAAAATCTTTAGGGTATAAAATATACGCATAACCCTTTGACCTTTGTATCAAGTCAATATTTCTTATCTGTAATGGGCTTGGGTGTCCGTCTTCTGCCTTAACTTCAATTCCTACAAAATGCCCATTAATACATGCTATAATATCAGGAATCCCACTTTGACTATATGCTCCCGCCCAATGTTTAAAAAACCAGGTGTCGGGTAACTCTTTTAAAAACTTTTTTATTTTATCCTCGAATTGCTTTTCTTTAGCCATTAATTTTTATATTCCTTTTTCTTTTCTATTATGGTTCTATTTTTGATTTTCTCTAGTTGTACGATACAATCATTCATTAACTTTTCTTTGTGTTCTTTTGCAAACTGAATTAACGGGGCTTTCTTTTTGCTTACCCATGTATTACTCGAAAACAAGGTAACACCCTCATTCATTTTTGTAGTGTCAATATCTCTAATTACTTCTAAGCCTCCAATTACATACTCATTATTATGTGGGTTATACTTCATTTGATAATACATTTTAAATAATCCCCTTTCCTATTAATCCTTTTGCAATAACTTCATCAACTGATATACTAAATATTTCACTTAATACTTTTATACTTGGGATTGTCTCCCCTTTTTCATATCTCTTAATGCACCTGGTAGACTTATCAATTTTAATTGCCAAATCCAACTGCGTAAGCCCTTGTTTTAATCTGTATGACCTTATTGCCCTCGCAATGTTCAATGTTCCTTCCTCCTACAATCACCCCTCAAATAATTGGTCGGTATAATCCTTCCGCATTTTTAAAGTTTTAAATATATCTTGCTCAATGCTCTTATCTGTAATTAAGTAATAATATAAGCATGTTCGCTCTTGCCCGATTCTGTGCGTTCTCTTTTTGCTCTGCTCGAATAACTCACTTGATAGCGGTAAACTAAAGTAAATGATTTTATTTGATCGTTGTAAGTTCAACCCCATTGCTCCCGCTT